AGAGTACAGGTCAGAGTACAGGTCAGAGTACAGGTCAGAGTACAGGTCAGAGTACAGGTCAGAGTACAGGTCAGACTTTTTTTTCTCCCTCTATTAATTCACACTCTTCATCTAACCACAATACCACAATACCACATAGCCACAGTTCCGCCGGAAAAACCAAAAATGTCTTCTCTGTTTACGAAAACAACATCGGACTGCTGACATCGCTCATTGCGGACGAGATCAAGTTAGCCGAGAAAGAGTACGGCCCGCAATGGGTGGTGGACGCCATTGCCGAGGCCGTCAAAGCAAACGTCCGCCACTGGAAATATATCCGGGCTATTTTGGAACATTGGGCCATGGAAGGCAGGGGAGAGAAGCCAAAGAAGAACAAACACGAGGATACCAACAAAGCGATCTTTGGCCTGACCCCTGACGAGGAAGGAGAAATCTATGGCAAGCCTGGCTGAAATCAAAGTCATCATGGGAACGATGTCAATCGCGTACCCAAACTACGTGGCAAAGCAAGGTGCGCCGGAGATTTACCACATGATCCTTTCAGACATTCCAAAGGACGCGCTGGAAGCCGGAGCCAAAACCTATCTTGCGACATCCAACGCCTTCTTTCCATCTCCGGGCCAGTGGCGACAAGCTGCACTGGATGTTGTTCTCTCAAATGCCGCGCCATCCGCCATGGAAGCCTGGGGAGAAGTGTTGAGGCAGATCGAGATCTCTGGATATTACCGTGAACCAGAGTTTAGCTCCCCGCTGATCGAGAAGATCGTGAACCAGTTTGGCTGGCAGAACCTGTGCAGTTCAGAAAATCAAGTAGCTGACCGCGCCAGATTTTTACAAGCATACGAATCCGCTTTACAAACCGCCAGTAGTGATGCGCGCATGCTTCCTGGCGTGAAAACCGTAGCTGAAAAATATCAGCTAGAAAGAGTTGATGAAAGCATCAAGAAGTTAACGGAGGGTATGAGCCATGGCTGAAATTGAGAAGTATGAGTTGTTTATCCAGAAATTTGATCGCCTGGTCAGAATGCTGATGATCGAGAAGAATTATAAAAGCACGGACGAGATCACCGCCGAAGATATTGATTCCATCAACAAGGCGGTTGGGTTATGAAAATATTAGAGCTTTGCTTCCTGGACAATGCGTTTGTCTTCATGCTGGGATATGAGGTTGGTTCCCGGAGGCATAAATGATCTGCACACGCTGTCTTTTACCAGGAGAGCATTCACCCGAAGCCGGTATCTGCCAGAAGTGCTACCAGCAGGCCGAGGACGCCAAGTTCTCCGTGATGATGCGGGAGTCGGTGGCCGAGACGAAATCGGTAACATCCACCTGCGCGATCTGCGATAAGGAGTTTCAACGGCGGAAGGCTGGCATACCGGAGAAATTCTGCCCGGAGTGCAGGCTGGATGGGCGCAAGTTGGAGGCTTTCAGACGGAGACATAAAATCCGCACGTATCACCCGGTGGCCACGCCCACAGCTTGCGACTCCTGGTACGTGGACTACGACCCGATCCCGCTGGACGAGGGCGGCTTTGAAAAGGGCGTCTTAATTTTGCGCGGGACGATGCGCAGCCAGGAATTTTACGACAGCATCGCTTTCGCACCCGGGACGATCCTGCGGAACTCTCGCACCGGAAAAACCATCACCATCCACCAGAAAGGATACAAGGAATGAAACACGAACACAACATTCTGTTTTTTGATATTGAGACGACGGCAAACTTTGACGCCATACAGTACATGCCGGAGCCTTCTGCGCCGGGCAATTACAAGGACGCGGAGAAGATCGCGGCCTATATCGCCGAGAAGAAGGCCGAGCAGATGCAGTCCGCCGCTTTGGACGCGGACTACGGGCGCATCATCGCCATTGGCACGCATGCGTACCCGCACGGCGAGGCCGTTACGCACCTGGCGGGCGACCCGGAAACTCCGGACGAGAAGAGCCTGATCCAGTGGTTCTGGGGTCTGTTCGAAGCCTGTTTACAGCTGTCTTGCGGGTACAACATCATCGGATTTGACCTGCCGTACCTGATGCGCCGTTCGATGGAGCTGGGTATTGAGGTAATCCACAAGCCGGATCTGCGGAAATACAGCGAGTACCCGACTATCGACCTGATGGGTATTCTGTACGGCTGGGGGCCGGCGAAGGGACTGAAATTTGTGTGCAAGCGCTATGGCATTGCGAACCCGCTGCCGGAGTTGAACGGCTCTTTGGTGGATGGTATGGAGCCGGAAACGCTGCGGGCGTACTGCGCCAATGATGTTGAGCTCACGCTGGGTCTGTACAAGAAAATGGCTGGCGTGTATCTGTCCAACGGATGGGCGGACAGCGCAGAATAGCAAACTTATCCCTGTATGATGATTGAGAGGAAACATGATAACTGAACTTACGAAAGCGCAACGCGATAAATTCCCGGAGTATGTCAGGGAATGGGCTAATTATGGATTATGCACCGACCCAGCAGACAGACCGCTTGCGGAAGAGGGAATCCGTGAGTTGTATTCTATCGCAGGGCTGAAAGAGCCAAAAATCGTATGGGCTACAAGCCCAATGGCAAATGGAATTTTATATGCAATCGCGAAAGGCAATAAATTAAAATCCGTCAGGGATTCCGTCAGGGTTTCCGTCTGGGATTCCGTCGGGGCTTCCGTCAGGGATTCCGTCGGGGCTTCCGTCAGGGATTCCGTCTGGGATTCCGTCGGGGCTTCCGTCAGGGATTCCGTCTGGGCTTCCGTCTGGGCTTCCGTCGGGGATTCCGTCGGGGCTTCCGTCAGGGATTCCGTCTGGGCTTCCGTCGGGGATTCCGTCGGGGCTTCCGTCAGGGATTCCGTCGGGGCTTCCGTCAGGGATTCCGTCTGGGCTTCCGTCTGGGCTTCCGTCGGGGCTTCCGTCTGGGATTCCGTCGGGGCTTCCGTCTGGGATTCCGTCGGGGATTCCGTCTGGGATTCCGTCGGGGCTTCCGTCTGGGATTCCGTCGGGGATTCCGTCGGGGCTTCCGTCTGGGATTCCGTCGGGGCTTCCGTCAGGGATTCCGTCTGGGCTTCCGTCTGGGATTCCGTCGGGGCTTCCGTCTGGGCTTCCGTCGGGGCTTCCGTCAGGGATTCCGTCGGGGCTTCCGTCAGGGATTCCGTCGGGGCTTCCGTCTGGGATTCCGTCGGGGCTTCCGTCTGGGATTCCGTCGGGGCTTCCGTCTGGGCTTCTGGATATGGTCAACACGACGCAAATTGGCTGGCGTTTTACAAATACTTTGATATTGAATGTGGTCTTGCAGAAGAGACAAAAAAACTAACCGGGTTATGGAAGGTCTGTAAATCTGCCGGATGGTATTTGCCGTATGAAAATGTCTGCTTTGTCAGCGAACGCCACAACAGTTTGCATCTCGATGAGCAGGGAAGGCTGCACAACCCCACTGGTGCTGCACTAGCGTATCCTGATGGCTGGGGCGTCTATGCGGTTCATGGCGTGCGGTTGCCAGAATGGATTATTACAGAACCAGAAAAGATAACCATTGAGAATATTCAGACAATGAACAACGCAGAGATTCGGCGGGTGATGATAGACAAGTTTGGCGCAGACAGATATGCACAATCTGGAAAAATCATCCACGAAGACGAGTTTGGCACGCTATATCGCCTTGAAGTCACCAACGATGAGCCAATCGTGATGGTCAAAGTAACAAACAGCACGCCTGAACCTGACGGGTCTTTCAAGGATTATTATCTACGTGTTCCGCCAGAAACAAAGACTGCCAGAGAAGCCGTAGCGTGGACTTTCGGCATGTCCGAGCAGGAATATCAACCAGAATATCAATCATAAGGAGAAAACATGAAACGGCAAGGCGATGTACTCATTATCAAGGCGGAAATAGACATGAAAGAGGCGAAGCAAATCAAACCCCGCAACGGGCGCATCATACTGGCAGAAGGCGAAGCAACCGGGCATCATCATTCCGTAGATTGTGCGGTGGCAAGCCTGTTCGACCTGGGCGGGAAGATGGTCATGGTTGTAGATGAGCCAACCGTCATCACGCATCAGGAGCATGGCGCGATTGAAATTGCACCCGGACAGTACTGGGTGGTCGGTCAGCGAGAGTACCAGCCGAAAAAATTACCGCGCAGAGTAATGGACTAGAAGGAGCGTGCCATGGGATTTCACACAATCATATTCGAAGGGCGTTTGGGGCGGGATGTGGAGATGCGTTACACCCCGGAAGGAAAGGCCGTAGCCTCTTTCTCTGTCGCGGTCGATGACGGATTTGGTGACAAGAAGGGCACGATCTGGATCAAAACGTCCTGCTGGGACAAACTGGCCGAAAATTCTAACCAGTATCTGCACAAAGGCGATCGCGTGCTGGTGGAAGGCCACCTGGTGTATGACAAGGCCACAGGTTGCCCACGGATGTACCAGAAGCAGGACGGCACCAGCGGCGTATCGTTTGAGGTGACGGCTGTCAGAGTGGATTACCTGACCGCGAAACCGGTTGAGGAACAGATAACTTTCTAAAACACCACCGGGCTGCGCATGGTAATCCCGGAAGTAGTACGGGATGGAACACGCAGAGGATACACAATGATAAGTCACGAATTACGCAAGAAGTTAGATCGGGCATGGAACCAGATGCAGTTGCGGTACGACCCCGAACACGATGCTGGGATTACCGCCGTGGACATGGATCTGTTGAAGTTGCTGGATGATGCCGTGAGTAAGATTGACTCGTTGGAAGCGCGGATCGCGCGGTTGGAGGAGAAATGAGCACCACACCCAACCCCGGAAGTGATGAGGCTATCAAGCTAGGTTGCACATGCCCAGTGGAAGATAACTATCACGGGGATGGTATACCTTCGTCCGTTGGGCCGTTATTCTGGATGGTAAATGACTGCCCGGTACACGGTGATGAAGCATGAAACATAAATCCATCTATGTTGTAACTATGCGTAGATATGGCGACCGAGAAAAACACAGCTACATTATCGGAGTTTTTACGCATAAGCAGAGCGCAATTATTGCTGGCGCGCTGGAAGAAATGTATCGAGCCAATAAATACGCGGCGGATATTGAGAAATTCAAAGTAGATGCCATGCCAGAAATCGCGGAGGACGATTGAGATCCAAACGCCGGGACGCTAATCAGCACGAGATCGTGGAGGCGCTGCGCAAGGCCGGTTACCAGGTGATCGACCTTGCCTCCACCGGAGACGGGATACCTGACCTGATGGTGGTGTCCAAATACGGCCGCATTGTGCTGATCGAGATCAAGTCACCTGGCGGGAGATTGACGGAGCCGGAGAAGCGCTTTATCACGGAGTTTACCGGGCCAGTGCGGATTGTGCGGTCAGCGGAGGAAGCGATTGAGATCATGCAGGGGTATGACGAGGAGGATGAATGACCACAAAACTATGTGATGAGATCGAGTATTACTACCAGCAGCGTGGGCTGATCCGGCCTTCGCTGTGGCATGCCTTCGCGTTCCTGGTCGAGGAGATCGGAGAGGTATCCGAGGAGCTGATGATCTACACTGGCGGGTATAAGCGCAACAATCTGCTGAAAGAGGTACGCCAGTCTGACGAGGAGCATATTCGCGCGATTGGCGAGGAGCTGGGAGACGTGATCATGATGGCGGTGATGACCGGAAGAACGCTGGGGATCGACCCGATCCTATGCTTGAAGGCGAAAATGGAGCGCAAAATCGCGGGTGGATGAGCGCGAGTTCTGGCTGACTGTCAGGCGGGCACTGCTGCTGATCGTCAGCGCGATCGACAAGAAATACTCGTCAAAAAGAGAGCCGGGTGCTTGATTTTTAGAACAGCCGTGCTACAATGTAACTGACAACCGCATATATCGGCGCACCTAACCAAACCCGCCAAGACAGATTGACCGCGCGAAAGCCCCGTCAGCCTGCTGGCGGGATTTTCTATTTCTACGGAGAGAAACATGAACGAGTACTGGCAACTATTTATCCAACAGGTTTTATTGAACGCGATCCCGCTGCTTGTGCCGGTGATCATCGGCGTGGTAGTCAAACTGCTGACCAGCGCGTGGGCGGAGATCAAGCAGTGGAAGCCGGATGTGGCTGACGAGATGCACTACGCGGCCAAGTTCGCGGTGGCAGCTGCGGAGCAGGTCGGTCTTTCTGGAGCGTTGAAAGACCTGGCCAACAGCAAGCTCGATTACGCGATCGAGATGGCAGAAAAATATCTGGCAGAAAAAGGTATCAAGTACATTGACCTGGACTTACTGCGCGCCGCGATAGAAGCACAGGTGCTGGCCCAGTTCCCAAAGAAAGCGGAGTAGCCAGTGGATACGGCAGCTGGCGTTGCGCAGGCGATCCCATACAGCGCGTGGGAGCAGGCGGTATTTGTGGCGCTTTTTGTGGTTCTGTTGACAGTGATGCTGATCTGGTCATCCAAGAGCCAGAAGGACTGGCAGGATTTTATCTACAAGCGCGATCAGGATTGGCACGGTTGGATGGACAAGAGTAACGCGACCACCAACGCCTTCATGGACAGGGTGACATGCGCGCTGGACAAGCTGACGCAGTCGCTGGAAGACCATGACGATAAGGTGGAGGTGCGCTTCGAGCAGGCGACCCAGTTGATGAGCAAGCCAGTCACGAGAAAGAAAGCAGATGCCGACAAGTAAAGAGCCAATCGTCTTCGATGCGGAGATACGGCAGGTGAAGAGCATGACTGATCATTCAACGAATGTCGTGCTAAACCTGCCGGAGTACTGCACCGAACAGGCAGCGCAGCTGCTGAAGTCCATCGGAGACTATGGACGCGTGGCGATTCAAATTAGCAATGAATCAGGCTAGTTATAGGCCGAAAACGGACAAAATGGACACCATACAGACACTACTAGACCAACTGGAAGATAAGCGCCTTGACTATGTCATGGCGCGGTCGCGTGTCAGTTCTGACCGGCAGGCCTATTTAGATGCTGGTATCAGCAGGCAGACATTTTATGGCTGGCCAACAGAAGAGCGGGAGCGATTGAATGACATTGCGCAGCAATTGAAACGTGCCGGAGCAGTGCGAGCATTGATGATATTGCATGATGCGGCAGAAGAAGCTGCGCAGGTGAAGGTGGAAGGTCTGCGCTCTCGCAACGAGCGGGTGAAGCAGGATGTGGCGACAGAAATACTTGACCGCAACCTAGGCAAGCCAAACCAGCCGGTTAGTCAGGATATTTCAGGAGAGGTAAGTATTGGGATCACACCAGTCGACTATCGGACTGCCATTGCCAGTATTGCGACCGGATCAGAGCAGGATAGCCTTACATCCGGCCAAGATCAAGGTACTGGCGATGGGCCGGAGATGGGGTAAATCAGTGCTGGCCGGATCGGTGGCATTGGCAACAGCCGGAAAGATGGGCGGTCATGTTGCCTGGTGCGTGCCAACCTACAAGAACGGCCGTGCGCCGTGGCGGTGGATCGAGCAGACCGTTGCCGGCATTCGCAAGGCTGGCAAATGCCGGGTGAATAAGTCGGAGCGCACAGTTGAATTTGATAATGGCGGCTTCATTGGCCTGTATTCGATGGACAACGAGGACAGCATCCGCAGCGAATCATTCAACCTGGTCATCCTGGACGAAGCCGCCAAGATGAGCGAGTCAGCCTGGACAGATGCCATTCAACCGACATTGGCGGATGTGGATGGGGACGCGATCATCATCGGCACTCCATACGGGCGGAACTGGTTCTGGAGAGAATATCAAGCCGGGCTGGCGGATGGTAAGCGGCAGGCCAGTTTTCATGCGCCGTCATCCGATAATCCGAACCCGATGATCAAACGAGCGGCGATGCTGGCCAAGAAGCGCGTGCCGGAGCGAACGTACCGGCAGGAATGGCTAGCGGAATTTGTGGAAGATGGTGGTGGTGTATTCCGGCGAGTGATGGAAGCGGCCACAGCGCCGCAGCAGGATGAAGCCGTTGACGGTCACAATTACGTGTTTGGCGTGGACTGGGGTAAGTCGAACGACTACACCGCGATGGCGGTGATAGACGCCACTACCCAACAGTGCTGTTATCTCGACCGGTCTAACCAGGTGGATTACTCGCTGCAGGTCGCAAGGCTGATGGCGCTCTGTGACCGCTTTCATCCCGCCGGAATCATCGCCGAACGCAACAGTATGGGTGAGCCGCTGATCGAGGCGCTGCAGCGGGCAGACTTGCCGGTGATCCCGTTCACCACGACCAACGCGACGAAGGCAAACATCATCGACGGGCTGGCGCTGGCCTTTGAGCAGGGTGAGCTGCAGATACTTGCTGATGCGGTGCTGCTGGGTGAGCTTCAGTCTTACGAGATGGAAACGCTGCCGAGTGGGTTGACCCGGTATAGCGCGCCGGATGGGATGCACGATGATACCGTGATGGCGCTGGCGATGGCCTGGAGCGGCGTGCGTGAGTACAGCCAGCCATTGCTGGCATTCGCGGTGTAGGAGAGTGACGATGGAAAAGGTAAAAACGATCACAAACGTGCCGGGCTGGGCGGAGACCTTTACGACCGGCGGGCAGGCGCACAACAGCGCTGGCAGTTATGCCGCTGTGCCGCTGGTGTACCGTTGTGTACGGCTGATCTCTGACGCGCTATCGAGCGTGCCGGTGGTGGTGCGCAAGGGCGAGGCGAAGGTGAGCCTGCCGTTCGAGTTCGATATTTCAGAGTGGGTGTGGCGCACGACAGCCAGCCTGCTGCTGACCGGTGCGAGCTACAGCGTCAAGCTGAAGAGCAAGAGCGGGCGTGTGCTGGGATTGCAATGGCTGAACCCGACCACGGTGAGCATCAACCTGGTGAGCGGCCAGCCGGTGTTCAGCCGGACAGGCAATGTGCAGAGTGGTCAGGCCGCGCGTTGGACGCTGGACGACATGCTGTATATCCGCGAGTTCAGCCTGAAGGATGATTACCTGCCGGGAGTATCCGCGGCAGAGGTGGCGCTGACTGACAGCGGCCTGATCCGCTATTTGACGCGTTTCGCCAGCTATTATTTTGAGCAGGGAGCGCAGCCGCTGACGATTTTGAGCGTGGACAAGCAGATTCTTCAGGGTGAGGCGGATAAATTGCAGGGTTTCTTCAAGAGCACCGGGACAGGCATTCGCAACGCATGGCGGACGCTGGTGCTGCGGGGCGGCAAGGAGATGGCGCCGTTCACGATCACGCCGAACCTTGAGACGATGGCGATGCCGGCGCTGTACGACCAGGCACGGCGGGCAGTGGCCGGGGCGTTCGGTATCCCGCAGACGATGCTGGAGGATGCGGCCAATTATGCCACGGCGAAGGAGCACCGGTTGTCTTTCTGGCAGGACACCATCCGGCCGCGCGGACAGCAGATTATGAGCGCATTGAACGCGCAGCTGCTGGAGGTCTTTGGTCTGGAGGCAGAGTTTGCTTTTGATGAGATGGACATCTTCCAGGAGGACGAGGCTTCGCGGGCTGGCAGCCTGCTGGCACTGACGAACGCGGGGGTACCGCTGGTGGTGGCGATGGACATCCTGGGGTACGATATTGAGCCGGAGCACCAGGGGCTGATACTGGCTGCTTCCGGGCAGCCGGCAGTGGTGGAGACCGCGCCGGAGACACAGCCGGAGATGCCGGCGGTGAGTGAGATGCCGGGCCAGATGCAGCCGGGGAACGGGGCGGAGGTGCGCAGCGCGATGTATCACTGGAAGCAGGCCGCGCTGGCGGCGGTCAAGAGCGGGCATGAAGCCGGGGTGGAGTTTGACCACCCGGTAATCCCGGAGGCTGTCTCCGAATATTTGCGGTCGGCGCTGGTGGGTGTGATGAGAGCAGACCAGGTGCATGCCGCGTTCAAGCAGGCGCGGGAGCTGCTGAAGCAGCAGCCAGTGAAGGCTGTGGTGGATGGCGGGATTGACGCGACGGCGGAGTTGAAGCGGGCCAGCGACTTGCTGGAGATGGTGCTGCATGCAGATTGACCCGGAGCAGGTGCTGGAACTGGCACGCAAGATGAACCGGTTATCGCTGTGCCTGTTGCAGGAGAAGGTGAACGCGAGCGGGCTGAAGCGATTGCGCCGTGATCCAAAAGAGCCGCGGCACCGGGAGAAGACCGAGCTGGAGAATGAGCTGCTGGCGGTGATGACGCGGCGCTTCCAGCGTCAGCTGCGGAAGCTGCGGACACGACTGGGTGAGTACAACCCGGACAGGAAGGCGGTACAACCGCCGCTGGATGACATCTTTGACGATGAGGACATGCCGGAGATCATCCGGCTGATATTCAAAGGGCTGCTGGGCGGGATTGACATCTTCAGCGAGGGGGTGACCTTCGCGGTGGACTGGACGCTGACCAACAGCCGCGCGCTGGAACACGCGACCAGGTACGCGTTTGACCTGGTGCGCGGGATCGACAGCACCAGCCGGGATGTGATCAGCCGGGCGGTGGGCGGATTTGTGGAGACGCCGGGCATGACGATCGGCGATGTGATCGAGCAGCTGGCACTGGGCGGGTTCAACGAAGCGCGGGCGGAACGGGTGGCGGTGACGGAGATCACCCGGGCGTACGCCACTGGCGAGCGCATGGCCGCGGAGGAGCTGCGCAGGGAACTGCCGGATGTGCGCATGACGAAGACATGGGTTACGAATAACGATGACATTGTGTGCGACATCTGCGGGCAGAACCACATGGAAGAGGTGGACATTGATGACACATTTCCGAGTGGCGACAGCGAACCGCCGGGGCATGTAAACTGCCGCTGCTGGATCGATTATCGGACGCGGATCAACGGGTGAGCTATGCCTGACATTCAGATAACTATTGTTGGCGCGGATAAGCTGGCTGCCAACCTCGACAAGCTGGCAAAAGAGATCAAGCGGACGATGGTGCACGCCAGCCGTGAGGTATCGTCCGAGGTGCTGATGACGGAAGGGTTGAAGGTATACCCGCCAGCCGGAGCAGCCAACCGGCCGCCAGCGCCATATTACGTACGCGGGACTGGCACGATCTACGCCAGCGGCGCGACCAACGGGTCGTCCGAGACGCTGGGGAAGCAGTGGACAACCAAGACGCTGGGGGATAATTCGTTCAGCATCGGCAACCGGGCCAGTTACGCGCCGTATGTGCACGGCGAACAGCAGGCCAGCTTCATGGCACCGAAGGGATGGCGCAAATTGCTGGAAGTGGCGGAGGAGAAGGCGGAGAAGATCACGGCGATCGTGCAAGGTTTCGTAGACAAATTGATCCGCGAAAATAATTTATAGGGTATTGCATATTAGAATATGCGTGCTATAATTTTCTTGTAAGCGACATCCTCTTTGTCGGGGCGACCTGCGAGGTGAGCGAGCAAAACAGTTGAATAGACGTTAAGTAGCCTTTGTCGGCCTATCAGCCGCGGCGAATGTGTGGGTGCTGGTGTTTGAAGCATCCCGCGTTTGCCGCGGCTTTTTTGTTTGCTGACGATCGAGCGGAGGTGGAGATGGATGATGTGATGGTGACGTATGGCGGTGAGGTCAAGGCGCTGGGTGATGATCGCGTAGGCGGCTACCTGGTGCGTTTCTCAACGCCGAAAGATCCTGACCTGGAGGGCGACTTCTTTGACAAGAGCACCGACCTGGGCGTGATAGATGATGGCAGTTTGCCGGTCTATTATCACCACGGGATGGACGGGACGATCAAGGGGCGCCGGATTGGCCGGGGAACTGTGAAGTATGACGACGCCGGGCTGTGGATGGAAGCGCAGCTGGACATGCGGGACGAGTACGACCAGATGGTGATGGAGATGGCCAGAAATGGCAAGCTGGGATGGTCGAGCGGGGCCGCCGGTCACCTGGTGAGCCGGGAGAGCGTTGGAAAGTGCTGGCACATTGCCAGCTGGCCGATCGCGGAAGCGAGCCTGACACCCACACCGGCGGAGCCGCGCAACACAGCGGTGAGCCTGAAGAGCCTGATGGCTCTGGATGATGTTGCAGGCGCGCAGAGCATGGATGCAGACACGGAAGGCGGTGATCCAACTTCACAGGCAGAGGAAATTAAGAGCGAAATTCAACCGGAACCGGAACTGAAAGAGCCGGCGCCGGAACCTAACAAACAGGAGCAAAAAATGGAAGAACAGGAAATCAAAACTATCGTAGACGAAGCGGTGAAGGCCGCGATCGCTGACCAGACCCCGGTGAACGCCGGCGGGCTGAAGGCTATCCCGACTGTGAAAGACCCGAAGCACTCCGCTTCATTCGGCAAAGCAATGGCCGCGTGGGCGCAGGGCGACAACCCGGCTGGCTTCAGCAAGGGTGTTGAAATGACCATGCAGCCGGAAGGCGTCAAAGGCGCGTGGGAAGGCGGAACGGATAACGAGGGCGGTTACGCGGTTCCTGACGACTTTTACAACAGCATCATCGAGCAGCGCGATCTCGCTTCGTGGGTGCGGCAGGCCCCGGTGCAGCGCTTCACAACCAACCGCGACCGCATTCTGATCCCGACCGAAGCCACTGCCGGCACCAAACTGGTCGTGACCGATGAGGAAGCTGCTTATGACGAGAACGAACCCGTCTTCGGGCAGGCCGCGCTGACCATCTTCAAATTCACGAAGATGATCAAGACCAGCGAGGAACTGCTGGACGGCGACGCGGTTGGTCTGGAGAAGTACCTGGCCAGCACCATAGCCCGCGCGCAGGCAAAGGCCGAGAACTACTACTGCACAGTCGGTACCGGTTCCGGTATGCCGCAGGGTCTGGTGTACGCCTCCACTTCATCCGCTGTGATGATGGCGACCGCCGATACTATCGTATCGTCCGACATCACCGGCGCGCTGGGGACTATCTCGGCTGGTTATGAGGAACCCGGCATGATGGGCTTGATCATGAACCCGTCCGTGTTGTGGTACATCCGCGGCATCACCGGTAATCCGTTCCAGTTCGCGGTCACTCCGCAGGGCGCTGGCGACAGCATCCTGGGCATTCCGGTGTTCAAAGCCCCGGACTGCGACGCGCTGACCGTCCACTCCGGCAAGGTGATCACCTACGCCAACTTTGGCTTCTATGCCTTCGCTGAACGCCAGGGTATCACTGTGGCGCGCAACCCGTACCTGTACCAGGCCAACGGGATCGTCGGCATCTTTGCCAAGAGCCGCTTCGGTGGCGTTCTGACACAGACCGGCGCCGCTGTCCACATGCTGGGTCACAACGACTAGCAGGTAGCGCAGATAAGTGGGAGGGGCAACCCTCCCACATTGCAAAGGAGTTGAGATGAATCTTTTAGGAAGAACCAAGATCGTGCCGTCGATCGTTCCGACTGTTGGTGCGGCCGAGGGATGCACGGAGACCGAGATCAACTGCACCGGTTTTGACCGGGTGTGCCACATTATCGTGCTGGGCGCAGCCGCGACTGGCGCAACCTTCAACTACAAGGTGCAGGAAGCCGCAGCGACTGGAATGAGCGGTGCCGCGGATATAACCGGAGCGGTCATTACCGAGGTGGCAGATACCGGCGGCAGTAAAGTCTACGCCATTGACTGCCGGGTGAACCCGGCGAAGCCGTTCCAGAAGGCGGTAGGTGTGGTTGCCACTGATACTTTTGCCAACGCGGCCGTGGCCGTGCTGTACGAAGGTTCCGGGGCTTACCCGAAGACCGCCGCGACAGAGGCCGTGATCGTATAACTATCCGGGCGGGTGTAAAAGCCCGCCCACCTTTCAGGTGCACAGATGACAATCACAAATGGATACGGGGCGCTGGCGACTTTCAAGACGAGGTTCGGGGTCTCCAGCACCGACACGAGCCGGGACACGGAGATCGAGGCGGTCATTCAGGCGGTGAGCCGGATGATCGACGGATATACCGGCCGGTGTTTTTTTACCAGCGCGGCAGATGAGACGAGATATTTCCGGGCCGAGGACTTTGAAAATCTGTTCCCGGACGACATCACCAGCATCACCAGCCTGAAAACGGACGATGACGGCGACGGCACGTATGAGACGACCTGGGCAACCAGCGATTACCGCACGTTGCCGGCCAACCGCAGCGCGAACATCACGCCGATCCTGTGGATCACATTGAAACCCAACGGGAGCCACACGTTCCCAAGACAGGAAGCCGGCGTTGAGATCGTTGGCAAATTTGGCTATTGTACGCTGGCCAATGTGCCGGATGTGGTGAAAGAAGCCTGCTATTTGCAGGCGAACCGGTTGTGGAAGCGGCAGGACGCGCCGTTTGGCGTGGTTGGCAGCGCGGAAATGGGCACGCTGAACGTGATAGCGAAGCTGGACCCGGACGTGGAGCTGCTGCTGGCGCCTTACCGGAGGGTGGTGTAATGGCGATACAGGATGTGATCGACCACGCGCAGGCGGCAATCACCAGCGCGGTGACGGCTATCAAATACGCGCCGAGTTACCCGACCGACAAGGTGGGCAGCTGGCCGAGCGCCATGGCGTTCGCGACGGATATTAGCATTGAGCCGCAGGGCGGGTTCGTGCTGACCTTCTTCAATCTGCGAATCGATGTGCTGATTCCGCGGCGGGATCTGAACGAGAACATGCGCCAGCTGGCCGGGATACCGGAAGCGGTGGCGGCGGTATTCACGGCTGACCCGACTATCGGGGGGCACTGCCAGACGTTCGGGCAGGAGATTAAGGCGAATTTGATCAACCTGAATTTCAACGGCATGGAGATGATCGGTTACACCATCATCGTCGGAAGGATCAAGATATGAAATGGACTGGCAAGGGGTTTTTACCTGGCATTCCGGCGCGGGATTTGACGGCCGCGGAGGTGGCGCAGTACGGCGAGAAGCTGCTGCTGGCCAGCGGGCTGTATGTGCCGGATGCGGTTGCAGGGAAACGGGCTGACAAGCCGGCAGATGTGAAGCCGGCGGAAGGAGATAAATAATGGGCATCAAGGCGTTGAGAAAATTGCAATTGGGCATTGAGAGCACTTCCGGGACGGCAGTAGCCGCGACGGTGGTGCTGCGCGGAACCGGGGCGCTGGAGGATAAGCGCACGGTGGTGGACGCGGCCGAGGATGTGGGCATTCTGGGCGGCGCGAACCGGTTTTATACGCCATGGCTGGAAGGCGGGCTGACGATGGACGCGGAGGCGACCTTTGAGCAGCTGCCGCTGGTACTGGCGTGCGGGATCAAGGACGTGGTGAGCGGCGTGGCGGATGGGGTTGGCAGCGGTAAGGTGTATGCCTACCCGTTCCCAACCACCGCGGTGAACAGCATCAAGACGGCGACACTGGAGAGCGGTGACGACGTTGGCGCGGAGGAAATGCAGTACGGTTTTGTGGACAGCTTCAAGATCAGCGGCAGCCCGAAAGAAGCGCTAAAGCTGAACGTCAGCTGGATCGGGCGAACGGTGACACCGACCACCATTACCGGAGGGTTGAGCATCCCGGCGGTCAATGAGATTCTGTTCACGACCGGCAAGCTGTACCTGGACGATACCAGCACTTACCCGGCGACCACGGCGGTGAGCAACACGCTGCTGGGGATGCAGATGGACGTCAAAACTGGCTGGAAGCTGGTGGCTTCTGCTGGACAGGCGAGCGCGTTCTTCGATTTCATCAAGAATGTGGGAGCCGAGATCAACCTGGACATCACCTTTGAGCATAACGCGAGCGCGGTGGCAGAGAAGGCCAAGTGGCGCGCCGGCACAGCAAGATCGTTGAAGCTGGTGTTTGAAGGCAAGGCGTTGAGCAGCGCCGGGACGTACAGCAAGTATTCGCTGATCATTCAGCTGGCTGGCAGCTGGCTGGCGTTCTCCCAACTGGGTGACCAGGACGGCAACGACATCGTGAGCGGCAAGTTCCGCGCGAAATATGACGGCACTGCTGCCGCGATTGGCACCATCACAGTGGTGAACGAGACTGCGAGCCTGTAAATGCTGAAAACGAGCATCAAACAGCGGCAGGTGGTGGCGTTTTACAAAGCGCTGCGGGAAATGCAGGGCGATGGCAAGCTGTCTGTGCCGGAGTACAACGACTGCGTGGTGAAAGCGGCGATAAAAGCCGAGATGCTGGACGGCCTGACGCAGACAACTGCGGTGGACGAGATGGATCCGAAGGAAGCGAACGCGCTGGCCAAAGAGGTGGCGGATTACCTGGTTGACCTGCTGAAGATCGACCCAAACTAATGCGGGAGGTGATCCTGTGCGCCGAGGGCGGCGGGTCACCTCCTGATGAGCTGGTGGAGTGGTGGCAGTGCGAGGAATTGCATGTACTGCCGGAGGCGGGCGGGTTGCGAGACCAGCCAGCCGGGCTGATGCACAGGCTGCGCACACTGGGGCACGTGTACCGCGCGCTGAAAGCATGGAAAGATCGCGGTGAAGGCAGCAGCAGTGAGACGAGCGAGATGAAGTTCTCGCGGGTGTACCCGGATTACTGGCAAGTGGTGCAGCGGGTGATGGAGATGGAGAAACGATGGCAGGAAGCACAATAGAACTGATCATCAAGGCGATCGACAACGCCAGCGGCACGCTGAAGAAGGTGGCAGGCGAGAGCGGTTCGCTGGGCGGATCCATGGGCAAGCTGAACGAGGTGTTCAAGAACGCCACGGGCATCAGCCTGGGAGCTGCCAGCGGATACGCCATTGCCGGGATGGCGATCAGCAAGGTGGCAAAATTTGTGGCGCAGAGCGTGGAGGAGACGCAAGCCTACAACCTGGCCATGGTGGACATGGCCCGGCTGATGGGTACGACTACAGAGGAAGCCAGCCGGCTGGTGCAGGTGGCGGACGATGTGCGCATCAGCCAGGAAGCGCTGGGCACGGCGATGAAGATCGCCAGCAAGAACGGGGTGGAGCCCACCATTGAGAGTGTGGCAAAGCTGGCAGACCAGTATGTGGCGCTGGCGCCAGGGGTGGAGAGGAACCAGTTTTTACTTTCAACCTTTGGCCGCAGCGGGCTGGAGATGGG